GTCCGCACGGTCACCGCATGATCCACAACCCTTTTCCAAAGGAGGTTTCTCTTGAAGTGACGAGTGTGGGGTTCGATCCCCTCACCCGAGGTTTTGTCCCTGATCGTGTACAAGACGATGTCTTGTACATTTGACCATCGCTCAATGCCGTACAGGCGTGAGAGATGGCGATCAACCGCGAGAAATCGGTACGACTTCTCGTGGCCTTCAACACTGTCGACAACACGAATCTTGGAGATCCGCTTGTCTTGTCCCCTAACCAATTCGGGACAGACAGCATCAAAGGTGGAAGGGATCCAAGGGGAGTTAACCCCCGGGGTCCACGGCCCAACGAGTTGCTTGCGAAGCAGTGGTGGGAGCAAACCCACCACGGCTTTATAAGCCGGCAACCACCTGCGATCAGCGAACGCTAGACCATCAGTGCCCGAGTAAGGATTTCTCCAGCCTCGGACGCTAGGTCTGACGTCACCAACCGCAGCGTGATATACACGGCTAGCAAGTTCAACCACGTCGAACGCATCTTCCAACGGTTCCTTTATGTAAAGGGGGGTGACAATAGTACCTTTGTAGACATCAACACCGCAACTCTCTCGGAATGGCCCATCACTAAACGATTTCCGCGCGTTAAGCGTGAAACCGCAGAAGTGTAGGACCGATTTGATTTCCGAAACAATAGCAGCAGGGAGAATGATGTCGTCGCCGTAAACGTGGCAGTTCTCACCCATACGGATGATAGTACCCATCTCGTCAGCGGTCGCACGTGTAAGGGCAAGGAAGATAAGACTTTCCAGCTCAAACGTGTAACCGTTTCCCATTGACGAGAACTTCTCCAAAGCTACCCTCTCACCATTAAACAGAGTGAAAGAGCTCCTGCACGAGGTAAGCGCAAAAAACCAGTCCTGCGGAATTAACCACCGGACGAGTTCTAGCGCGATCGTGTCGGACGCACTTTGTAGATCGATTGTGGCGAGACTACGACTGCATGCCTCATACGCCAGGGACTGGTTAATCCCTTGGTCGTTGAGGTTACAGCCGACTCGATTTAGCCGTTCCCTGATCATCGCGCCAATGCCAAGCTGGGCAAACCCAGACAAGGTAGGTTCGATACCGATGGGGCGGTTGGTCGAGGCGTCTTTTGGTACAGTTAGCATTAAGTTGCC